AATGATGGTAATGGTTTGTGATGTTCCTACGGGTTGTAAAATGTGCATCGTACCTAAATAACCTCAAAGTGAAAGTTTATTCCAAAAAGAAAGCCACCCGAAGGTGGCCTCTTGCATCTAATATACTTTTATTAGAGATTGTTTTGAATCCGTTGGATTGCTGAAATAGCAGATTCAAATGTATCACGGTTTGAAACAAATTGCTTTTCCCAACCGTTAAATTGACCCTCGTCAACACCAAGTTCTTTAGCCATTGCTTGAGCCTTACGAGCATCAGCAACCGCCTTATCAGCAACTTTTTTAGCAGCAGAAATAGCATCAATAGCAGAATTCAACTGATTACTTGCTTTATCACGAGCAGTTTGAATTGTTGATTGGTAACCCTTGATGTCACTCAAGGCACTAAATTCAACTTCCATCGGTTCTTCTTTAGCGGAGAACTTGTGGAGTTTATTGTATACGGATTGTTCGGGTTTCATTATAATTCCTTATTAAGTGATTTAAGTGAGTTATCCATTTTATTGGACTTATTTTTCAAATCAGAAACCCTTTGAGTTAAAATGCGCCATTCGGGAATTTCATTTTCTGAAATACCCAAATCTTTTCCAAGTGACGACAATTCATTCAGAACATTTTGCGCTTCAACCACAAGTTTACTTGACCCAGTCAAAACATCATTTGCTTTTTTTGCATACTCTTTTGAGTCTTGCTTAACAAATTGAATATCATCTATCTTTTTGTCAAGCGTTTTTTGAGTCATAACCACCTCGTCAGATGCGGCTTGCATTTTAGCAGCCAAAGATTGGCTTTGAGGTGCAAACTCAACCTTCATCGGCTCTTGAGAAGCGAGGATATTAAAGATTCGCTGGATAGGGTTCATTTTAGATTTGATTTACATCAGTATCAAGGTCATCAATATAAGAGCGAACACGGTCAGCATCTTTTTGAATATCAATCAACTCCTTATATTCTTTGATTTCAGTTGGGTCAATCCCTAAACTTTTCGCCTCTGAACGAATTTTACCTAAAAGAATCTCGCTCGCTCCACGAACATACATATCCATTAAGAACTCACGAGATGAAACAACTTCTTTAAGTAAAGATGATGCTCTTTCTAAAGATGCTTCGTATTGGTCAATCGTTTGAGTTGTTTTAGAACGAACCGCACTCCATTTACCAATCAATTTTTGAATATCGCCAATAATGCTCAATTCAACCTTAATAGGCTTTTGAGCAGAGGTGAACTTATGTAGTTTGTTTAGGATATTTTGCATTTTGATAAAGTGTTAGAAGGGGGCATAAGCCCCCCTCCGTTTAACACACCTATTAAGAGTTCGTTCCCGTAACGATAGTAGCGGTAGCAGCAGCCAACCCATCAAATGGGTCTCCCGCAACTGCTCCATCCACAAAGTTTGCGGGGAGTACCTCTTGAGCGGACAAAGTTAAGGTATATCCGTTCAAATCACCCATAGCAGTACCAGTAACAATAGTGCCACCAGTTACTTCGCTTCCGTGTTGCTTACCAACCAAGAAGGCGTTACCATTGTAGTCCTCAACAAATACACGGGGACGGCCATAAGCCATCAACTTGATTTGTTTGTTGTCCTCTTTGGTCATCTTGGTGAATTGCAAAGTCAAGGTCTGCTCAAAGAAAGTAGTGCCATTCTCACGAGAAGAAGTCACCGCTTGTTCCAATGCTGAAGCACCTTTCAATTCATATTTAAACGCAGAGAAAGTACCAGTAATGTTGGTTACTTCATCATCCGTTCCAAGAGCGATGGCAGAATCGCCAAATGCTCCATAGTTCACGAAGTAGACGGCCTTAATGCCACCGACTACATCTTTACAAGGGACTGCCCGTCCGAGAGATAAATCACAAGCCATAGTTATCAAATAAAAAAAGGAGAGCGAGGGTGTTCCCCAAGCCCTCCTTTGGGTTAGTCAATTTCGGTTAATTAAGAGTACAATACAACGTCAGCACCAATACCGTATTGAACACCAGCCGTGTAGCGCATAATCACGCGAACATTCTGTGAGCCGTCCAAATCGCCCATATCCAACAACTTAACTTCGTTATGGTCGCTCAACAAACCAGTACCGAAGTAAAGGTTAGAAGATTGAGCAGCAACCATCTTGTTAGAAGGCATACCGCTTACCATAGCAACACGGATTCCGTCAAAGTACAAAGGCTCACCACCGAACCATTGTGTTCCTTTGTTGTCAGTACCAGCAGCACCGAGACCAGCAGAACCGAAGCCACCCAAAGCACGAACATAAGCACGAGCAACATTTTGGGGAACATAGATGGTCAAGTCTTCCTTGCCGTAAAGAGCGTTGGGGATAGCATCAGCAACCTTGCCCAATTCAGCGATAACATTCCCAGCATTAACAGTCGTAGCAGTAACATCAATAACATCACCGTCAGCAGCCATCAAAGTGGTGAAACCGTCAAACTCTCCAGCAGTAGCGTTAACACCAGCCCAAATAGTTTGCTCGGTCTTTTGAGCAACTTTAGCAGCGATGTGGCCAATCAAGAAATCAGAGAAAGAAGCGGGAAGGTTGTCATAAACCGAGTAGCCCATCTGAATCGCCTCCCAGTCAGAACGGAAGTCCTTTTTGCACAACTGCAAGTTCACTTGGAATTCTTCGGGTTGCAAGATGCGCTCCGTCAAGGTCAAAGACGAAGTAGCAGTAAAGTCGCAAGAAGCGTTAGCAACCAAGTCACCAGTAGCAACCTTTTTGATAACCTCCTTGAATTTGACATTAGGCTTGATTTCAACAAGACCCTTGTCAAGGGTGTCTGCGCTCAAAAGAGCAGCAGCGATGTACTTACCAGCGAATTCACCCGCGTAAGTAGTAGTGATTGAAGTGGTCGTGGCCATTTTCTATTGTGGTTTTTTATTTGTTCAATTTAGACATCACTCGGTCAAGTGAAGTTTGTGGTCTGCGTGAGGCCAACTTAACTTCTGCTTTAGGAGCGGTTTCGGGGTTGTGCTTGATAGGTTTGGCAGCAGATTGTGAGGACAACTCGGTTTTCAAGTTTGTGTTCTCCTCCTCTACGGAACTCATCTTCTCTTTGTAAGCACCCATTTCTTCACGGATAGCAGAAAGTTCAGCCTTGATTTCTTCAATGATAGGCATCACAATCTCCTTTACTTTGTCTTCCATCGGCATTTCTTCAGCCAATGTTTCTTCAACAACTTCGGGGGTTTCCTCTGAAGCCTCAACTTCCACCTCTACGGCTTCTTCTTCGGCTTCGGCTTCTTCGGTCTTGATTTCTGCGATGAGACCTTCTTCGGTAACATACAAAACACGACCATCAGCCATTGTGTACTCTCCAACGGGAACTGCAATGCGGTCTTCTTCATTGACGATGAATACCTCATTACCCGCTTCAAACGCCTCTGCTTCAAGAACAGTTCCGTTCTCCAAAGTCATTTGCTCAAACTTGACCTCAACCGCCTCCTCTTTAACGGAAGACAATTCAGTCATAATGCGCTTTAATACTTCAGTTGCTTTCATAACTATCTAAATAATTGATTTAAAAAAAGAATTTACATTTTTAATTGTTTCCCGTTGTTGCACCTATTCCTTGCGCCCATAGTGAGCCATCGCAACACTTACGGGAATAGATATTCTTGTCTTTGCATAAGCATCCACGCTTTGAGCCTTTGGGAGAGGTGCGTGAAGGTATTACTACATCGCCTTTCATTGCATTGCTTCTTTAATAATCATAAGGAGTACTTCGGTTGCTGCTTCTTCCTCGTTCATCTTTTGTTTGGCAAAATTTACCTTGTCAACAAAGTAGCCTTCAATAGAGAATCCCTTGACCTTTCCAGTCTTGACATAGTTCTCCCAAATGTCGGGGTTGTTGACTTTCATAGAAATCATCCAAGTGCCTACGGGCATATCCATTCCATAGAGGCGGGACTTGTCCTTCTCGGTGTCCTCTACAATCCAAGATTCAACCACACTCAACTTCTGCAATTCTGCTTCGTGTTCAAGGGTTGACTTGTTTTGGTTGCCATTTTGGAAGAATAGTTCACTTGCCTTGCGGATAGTGTCCTTTGAGAAATACACATAGAACTCCTCCTCACCGCTTCTGCGATAGATGGGCTTGTTGGGGATAAGGGCTGCACCCATTAGGATGCGCTTCTCCTCGTTTTGGGTAGCGAACTCTACTTTCTGCGTTT